AACTAAGGTTCTTAACCTTGCTAGTCTTCCAGTCAATGACCGCACCAATACCTGGTACGAATAAATCTACGTGCGCTTTCATATCACCATACTCAACTGCAGTCTCGACTAAGTAATCCTTACCTTCTGGATCTAATGTGGTAATTGCATCTTCAATGGCTGCGTGGATAGCAGTACCCATAATTGCTGCCAGCTTTGACTGGTTATCGTTAGTCTCTGGTTGTCCGTTTAAGCGGTACCAAACTTTACGCCGGCAGCCACCGATCTCTGATGGACCTACCTGTGTCTGCTTGCTACGGTCACGCCCTGCATCTTTAGAGTGCAGTACGTGAAGTAGTAACTCCTTCGGATCTTCTATCATCGTTCATCCCTCTTTGTAAGCCAATAGTCAAGAGCATATGCCCCGACAAAACCAATTAGCAAACCGAACAAAAACTTAATCATTCTTCCCACCCTTCCTGTTGAGTAACTAATTGTATTGGTGGGCAAGTATTGATGTCTAGCACCGACGCAATCTTTACTGCTCTTTCTGCCACAACCTTTGCCATTAGCAGACTCTTGTAGGAATGTGGTTTCAAAGAATAAAGGTAACCGAGTGCATAAGGACCGCCACTTCCTGCGGTGAATAGACCGTGTTCACTTGCGTTAAATGACAAGTCTTGGCCTATCGAGAACAACATAGAATCAAAAGCGATTAGATAACAGAAGCTAGCTTCCTTATCCATCTCATACCCATTTTCCTTAAAGGCTAGTTGGATACTTGGGATTATTCTTTTACCCATCCATTCAACGGGGTTGCCTCCCTTGTACACCGGAGGCTTCCAGTTATAGGTGAGGATATCGCCAGGGCGTGAGTCGCCAGTAACGCCGAGAATATACTTTCCGACGTGAATAATTTTCGGAGTCTGCGTACTGATAACGCGCTGATCGTTATCGGTTATTTGCGAATCTGCCGCGAGTACTACAAAGTCAGGCCCTTGGATTCCTACCAGTGTTGTCATTGGCAGATCATATCACGCGGCGTGTCGTTTGCGGAGATTTAGATAGCGGGTTCTACAATATGAGCCGTAGGCGAATAACAGTAGGCGGCCCTTATCAGGGCCGAGGCGTAGCCGAGAGGCGACTGACCACAGGAAGGAGCCGTGCCAGGCAATGCGGTTCCACCCCTTTGTTATGCCTAAATTCCTGCGCCGTAAGGCGCACTACGATACCCTTCCTGAGCCTTTTGGCAGCGATTTAAGAGACTTAGGACCTGTCCACGTATGTCCTTGTGGGTCGCAGGTCTTCAGTGTTATGGCGGCCTTTGATGACTACGAGCTAGTCTGGTATTTCCTTGATGCTACCTGCGTTAGTTGCGGTAATTTAATCCGTGTTCCTTGTCCGGTAGACAAAGATGAATCACAAATTATCTGAAGTAGATGAAGTCAATCGCAAAGCGATCTGCTCGGTTTGTGGTCCAACCAAGATAAAGATCCGCACCAAGAAGAATTCAACTCCCGCTGGTCGCTTTCGCTGCAAGACTGTCTATAAAAGAAACATCCAGAAGAACCAGTATCCATATGCAATATACAAACAGGATACCTGCCTGCATTGCGGCTTCGTACCTGAACATAGCAGCCAGCTCGACGTAGACCACATAGACGGTGATAGCCAGAACAACAACCCTGCTAATCTGCAAACCCTGTGTGCTAACTGCCACCGATTAAAGACACACTTGAACGACGATAGTAACTCTGGCATATTTTAGGCACAAAAAAAGCGGCTCCCGAAGGAGCCACTCTTTCTGTTTGCCTCGCGCTTATGGGCTAATTACTTAGCGCCACGTCCAAACTCTGTGTTCTTTGGATCTATTGCCTTTAGCAATGGACCTGCAATAGCAGCGATACCTGCTGTTGCCAAAGCCTTTGGATCCGTAACTCCTGCAAGCCAAAGCGCAATTACTGACGCAATACCAGCACGAAGATACGTCGCTGCGATAGCAGTCAATTTCTCTTTATTCATTTTATCTCCTTCTTCTTAGGTAAAGGTTTGGGTAGGTTAGCCTTTACTTTGTCAATGGCCTTTGGTTGGGGTAACCAAGGGAACCAAGGTGTTGTATCTTCTCCACAAGTCTCCTTTATGGAGATGTGAAGATGATGTGGGTGTTTATTGGGTCCGGTGTAGACTCTGCTACCCTTCTCCTTTGACCAAATCCTGCCAGAAAATATTAAGTATTTAACACGTGGGTCCTTCTGTAATTCTTGATAGGCAATAACGCAGTCAACACCATTGACAGAATCGTGCGTAATGTCTACCGCGTATCCTGAGTTGTGGTCTGAGTCTGGGTTCTGCTTTACGTGGGCTGCCGATGGTAGTAGTCCATCACTTGCCTTATTGCGCTTAGGAAAGTGCGCCGTTGCTTGGCGCAGCACTGCAATAGCTGCAGGTGTTGCTCTCTTTGCTAAGGCAATCATTACTTCTCCGCTATCAGTTTATACAGATCGTCAATACGATCCTCAAGTCTTTTGACGGAATCCTTTATTGAACTACCACCATTGGGTTTAAGTTCGTTTAGGTAGTGCTTAACTAGCCATCTAACTCCGGCAGCAAAGCCGCCAACTATTGTCATTACTGCAACTGTTAGCGTTGCGTAGTCTTGCGCTGTCATTAGATTGTCCGTATCGTGTTGTAGGTTTCAAGTATTTCTAAAGCCCATTTAACTTTATCTTCTACTCGTTGCCCGTATGGTTGACTTGTTGACCAGAGTTCAAGGTTTTCAATTCTATTATCAGACCTAACTCCGTTCTTGTGATGAACTGATTCGTGAGATAGTAATGACCTTCCTAAATGCTGCTCCATTACTTCTCTATGAACCTTTATATGTTTGTTATTCTTTTTATAAACCATATAACCATTAGAATTTGGTGCAGGTTTATACGCAGGTTCTAAAGGTTTGTCCTCTTGTGGGCTACCAGTATTATGTAATCTTTGCCAATGACTCTTGCAATAACCAAGCGCCCTATGTGGCCTATCACAAGAAGATACAGAACAAATTCTGCCTCTTGGTTTATATCCACGTGCTCCCATTATATGGTACGGATTGTTACTAATAGTGTGCCGCCGAAACCAGAGAACCGTTTGTCCTCTGGAGTTTTGTTGATGAAGTCCATCTCTTCGATGATGCCAAGGTATGACTCACCAGTTCTAAAATCTTGAACGCGGATAGTGTCACCAACATTTTCAATCTGCTCAAGCTGAGACATACGAGCATAGGCGGAGCCTTCGTATCCGACTTCGTTACTGAACTTGTCGCTCTCGTGGTCATAGCAGAAGACTGGGTATTGGATAAGGCGCTGACGGGGAACTGCAGGCAGTGACTTTAATTGGTAGCCAGTAAACAGTGGCCCTTTGGTAGCATCACTACTTGATCTAGTCATAGTAAACTTAAAGCCAAGATACTCTTGTGAACTATTTGGGTAACTTACGTTGATCTCAGGCACAGTATCACCTTGTGCAAAAACACCAATCGAGTATTCAGTATTTGTTGAGTCAATAGATTTAATTGTCAGGCCACCATTAGTTGTATTAATACGAGCTTGTAGCAATTTATAAATCTTAGTCTCTAGTGTGTTGTAGCGGATGTAACCGGTACGCAAGTAACCGCTTGCTACTAGGCTAGTTGTAGATTCAGCCCATATGTTGTTGCCTGTACTAAATGCTGCTCGGTCTGAGTTACCAAAGAAGGCAACCTGAGATGCGGTTACAGTAGTTCCAGAGGCTACAAGATCCCAAGCCCAAGGAAAATACAAAGCGTTAGCGATAACAGTTGTAGATAAATCTGTACGAACTAAACCTGCTGACCCATCTACCTTTGTGGAGATGTAGGCATAACTATCCTTGAAGGCAATAGCAGTACAAGCAGCATCTCTAAAGAGTAATGGCCCATATTGTATGTCTCCATTTGCATCAGAGATACCTACTCTAAAGCCTAGGCTAGTTGCAAGGACTGCGTAGGTGCCAAGGTAAACATCAAAATCATTGATGTACTCACCACTTGGCATATCAATAACTACAGTAGGTGTACTAAGAGTTGGAAAACCTAAAGAGTTAGGAATCGCAGTATCTAAAGTAATCTTAAAGACAGACGAGGAAGTTCCATTTGGATCATAACCAGAGATATAGATAGCCTGTGGTCCTTCTGCAATAGATGACCATACCCAAGATGTATTTGGATGTGTATAGAGTGCAGCAGGTAAAGCACCAGATGCGTTATTGGCATCTAGTTCATATATCTTGTTGTTAATAGCAGCAATAAGGCGCTGCTTTACATAGCGGATTGTTGCGCGAGTAGTGCTAGAAGCATTATAGATTTCAGTATCGCTAGTAGTTCCAGCAAGGTTACCTCGATGGACGTGACTGTCATTGATAAAGAAGTACTGCTTACCATTAGTAGTAACGCTATAAATAGTACCCGCTGTACCAGTTTGTGTATAAGTACTTGATGTACCACCAGTTGTAATCTTCTTTAACGCTGTTCCATCGCTGACAATAATGCAGTCATTGGTGCCATCAT